CATTATTGGTAACAATTTATTTTTATTCCTTTTTTATTATAAACCCATATTTCATATTTATATCCTAATTCTTTAGCAGCTTGTTGTTTTAAAAATACATTTGAATTTGATATTTTTAAAGTCCATTCAGATTTCACTTCAATACATAAATTTTGAGAAGGTATAAATATATCAACATAATGTTTTCGTTTTTTACCATTTAGATCATTATACCAAATATTTGGAACATCTATTTTACTGTTTAATATATGTTCTTCATTGACTGTTTTCAATAATTCATCTAATGCAAAATGTTCATATCCTTGGCATTTAATTATATTTTCAGAAGGTAAAGTATACAATTTAGTTTGATATGAATTATTTGAAGCTTTCTGAGCTATTTCAGGATTTAGTGTTGGATTTGTTACACCATATCGTTCCAATAGTGTATTTTCCTTTTTCAATTTAATTTCATTATTTTGACTATGATGTTCAACTCCATATTTTTCTAAACAAGTTTCTTTAAATTTATCTTTAAATGTTTGATTTTGACTAGGATATTCTACACCATATTTTTTTAAATTAGTTAGTTTGGTTTTATTGCGAATTGTATTACTTTGATTAGGATTTTCTACACCATATCGTTCAATCATTGTATTTTTCACTTTATTTTTAACTGTTTCATTTTGCCAACTATATTCAGCTCCATATTTTTTTAAACAAGTTTGTTTAGTTTTTTCTTGGACTAATTTATTTTGACTAGGATAACCTGAATATTTTTCCATAAATGTTTGTTTTACATTTTTGTATTTTTCAATCTTAACACAAATATTACATTTTGTATTATCTAAAAATGCCTCAAATCCTTTTTTTACAGTTTCGTCACAATTTTCTGTAGTGCATTTGCTTTCAATTTTTGTTTTTTGGTTTATATTTTCATTTGAATAATCTTTACAAAGTTCAACTTTATTTTCTAAACAAAATTGTTGCAGACAGACATAAGAATATCTATGCGGTTTTATTTTATACACGCATGTTTTACAATAAACACTTTTTTTTAAATAAAGTTCAACAAACCTTTTATTAAACATATTATTACATTTTTCAATCGTGCATTTACCTTCAATAACGGTTTCTCTTCTGACAATATCACCCGAATAATCTCTACACAGTTCAACGCCATTTTCCAAGCAAAATTGTTTCAAACTTTCATTACAATATTTAAGCGGCTTCATTTTATATATATTATAATACCGTTATTTTTAAGTTGTTTTATTATAAAATTGAATTAAATTGTATCATATTTATTTAATTATATTATCATAATGTCTCTTATTTCTGAAAATCAACCGTGTTATTTTTGCGACGAGCCTTATCCTTGTCCTAGTTGTTTTATATCAAACTATCAGGGAGTAAATGTATGTTTTAATTGCGAAGAGTTTAGCTTAGATATAAATTTTGCGAATCAAGAAAATGGCGAATGTTGTGTTTGTTTAGAAGATAAAAATTTAATAAAATTACCTACTTGTTCTCATCGAGTATGTTTTGGATGTTGTAAAACTATTTATTGGGGATCTACAGAAAATATACCACCACAGCATCCTAAATTAGTTAATGATGAACCCGAATGGCCATTTGAATATAATGGTGAAGATGATAATGATCCAGAAAGTGTAAAGCGAGATGAATATTGGAAATTTGAATATTTGCATTTTACTTTCGAAGAAAAAACTTATGATGAAAATAGCTACGATGAACTAATAAAAATTAGAAATAAGCAGTTTTTAAAAAGACCAACATGGATGAATACTGACGAATTTATACAATATGAAAATGAGTCTATTAGATATCATGTAAATGTATTAAGGTCTGAAAGAGATTGGGAAATTTACAATGAAGGTAAAACAAGAGGAAATGGTATATGTCCTTTATGTAGAGCAAATCCTTTCAAAACAAGCGCTTAAATGTATTATTTAGTAACAATATAAATTTACATTTTTTTATCAGGACTTCATTTAATGTGTATTATAATATACTTTAAATGAAGCCATTTAAAGACAACGCGACATATAATATACTAATTAAAACATGGAAGCAAAACCAACTTCAGCCCCAAAATTTTACTGCGAAAAATGCGACTATAAATGCGCCTATCCAGCACATTGGAAGCAACATATCTCAGGTACAAAGCATTTAAATGAAGGCAAACGGAAGACAAGATGTGACAAAATATTAGATCCACAATGTGAGCTGTGTGCATTCAAGACAACTAATTTGACTAATATGAAAGCACATAAACTAACAAAACATTCATGCTCAGAAGAAAGACAGAAATGTTTTACACTTTACTGCGCCAAATGTGATTTTGGAACCTTTGCCGAAATCCTATTTTCCAGACATTTAGAAACGAAGAAACATTTAAGACCATGAATGGTAACAATTTGTTTTCAAAACGTATTTCAATTCAACAACTTCATCGCGTTCTAAAGGCGTTAACAGACCCCAAAGCATATTGGCTCTTGTTTTCGCGGAAAGTTTATTTGAACAAGCATATTGATGAAAATTAATACTCTTTATCTTTTTAACATTACAAAAGCGACCAAGAATTTCTTTAAATTTCGGCTGCAACCCTTCACCGATAGGAGCATTTTCATTAGCATATAATATCAGGTCGTTTTCAAGCCAATTAGTATCTTCCCCTTTTATAAATTTTCGTTCGACAATCCATTTTTTATAATATATGTTAGTTATATTAATCCTAGTTTTAGAGAAACTGGCAATATCTTTTAACAAGATTGGATCTTGTACAAAGCGCAAATATCTCAAAATAATATAAATCAGTTCCATTGGTAATCGTTTTTGAGAGTTAAAGGTCTGAACTAATTGATCATCCATATAATGATATTTAGAGATAATTTTATATTCTTTCTATTAATATATTCTAATAATATATAAATGGCTTTCGTTTCAGACTTTGCTTTTAATAATATTTCAAGACTAGGCGATGACAGTTGTAGCCAGGATATCAATTCTATCGAGAATTCCCAGGCATGTAGCTACTTGTTACAGAACTATTTCAGACAAGACTGTACCATGTCGAAGGCCAGAATGCTAGCGGTTGCGCAACCGGGCATTAACTATTCAGGCACAATGGGTTCCGATATTTGCGGTTCCAATATCGACGACAGTTCACGCCTTTTAATCGGCGCTATTCAAACAAATCCTCGCTGCCGAATTGACTTGTTTCAGCGCCCCTTTGCTACCGTGCCCTTTTTAGGAAGAGGCTCTGTGGATCCTATTTTGGAATCACAAATCCAACAAGGAGAGACGATTACTAACAAGCGCACCGTAACCGGTTTAACCGAGAAGAGCTATTTGAAATTCCATACGACGCCATTGATTCCAGAGGTTAAGCAAACGATTCAAAATCCGAGTAATTTGATTGAAGGCATGGCGTCTGAGGGGTGGATAAGAGGCGGTGTGCCGTCGCGGGAGCTAACAAGAGATCGCGATTTTTATCATGCGCATACGGCGGGACAATATGCTTAGGCGAAATTAGAAACAATAAAAAATAAAAAATAAAAAATAAAAAATAAAAAACTAAGAATAATTATTATATTAATTTAAAGACTATTTTATTAATTAATATAAATGTATAACACCGATTTTGTTGTTAGATATCACGAGATGAGATTGAAAATGAATTAATTATGAATTTACATCGAAAATTCATGAAGAAACAGGAAGAGGAAGAACGAATAGAAAGGGAAGAAAAATCAGCCGCGTCCAAGGCTGCGGCCGCAAAAGTAGTGGCCGCGGTAGTGGCTATATTAAATTTTGAAAAAGAAAAGGAAAAAGAAAAGGAAAAAGAACTGGAAAAAGAACAAATTATCCCAGTTAAAAATAAGGGTGGTAGAAAGAAAGCAGCAGCAACAACAACAACAACAACAGCAACAAGTGTAATCGAAGAGCCAAAAAAGAGAGGTAGAAAGAAAGCGGTTGCTAGTCAGGAAGTCGTTAATGAACCCATCGTTAATGAACCAATAAAAATATCTATAACTATAGAACCAGTAAAGCTAGAGCATAAGGAAAAGGTTGATACAAATAACGAAGACGTTGATGGCGACGACGATGATGATGGCGAAGACCTGGAATACTCGATGGACGATGTCCATCTTATTTGTGAAAAATTATATCGAGATGAACTCTTATCTGTTTTTAATGTGGAAACGATAAATGATGAGAATATGGACGCAGGAATTAAAAAAGCAATTGAAAAAATGATTGATAATGCTAAATTCAAACAAATCCTAGAAGAAATAAAACAGGAACTCATGGATTTAAGCAATCCAACCGGAACTCCTGAAGAAATAGAAAATATTCGACGCAATTTGGAATATTTAATTTTCATTACATTATTTAGCCAACAAGTCTTCTATATAACGCATAAATGTATTTGTCAATTATTTACGGTAGATGATGTTCACCCGGACCTACTCGATAGATTAAAAGAAAAGACAATTGGGTTATTTAAAAAGAATTAAAAGGGATTTAAAAAGGATTAAAAGGGATTTAAAGGGAAATTAAAAAGTAAATATATATATAAATGGCTTCTACACGCAATAAAAATACACCAGGAAATTATTGTTTAGATCAAAAACAATATACAGACTCTTCTGCTTGGGCTTTATACGCAAATAGCGCGCACGGGCAAGCATGCGATACTAGATTGGCGGGCAATGGTCTAAATCCCGGTCAATTGCCCTGGACTACAATGTCTCATAACCCGGCTGATATAGAATCTTTTTTATTTGGAATTAACTCTACCAATTTAGTTAATCCGGCACCAAATCTAACACCGGAATTGAAATGCTTAAAATCCGTTAATGTATTTAAAATGCCCGGTGTTATTATGCCGGTTCCTTTAGTTGTTCCTAAGGGGCAGAGACCCTTTCCTTTACCGTAGACACTTTACCGTACAAAACAAAACAAAACAAAAACAAAACAAAACAAAAACAAATACAAATATACTTTAATATAATTTAATATACTTTAATTGTAAAATATATTAAAAACAATTCAAATAAATAAATATAATCAAATAATGTTTAGCAAGTCCAATGTAATTGTTGATTTAGGTGAAGATTTAGTCGATAAGGACTCAGAATTATTAGTTGAAGAAGCCTTAGGTGAAGAATCAGTTGATACACCAAAGCCAAAGCCAAAGCCGAATCCAAAGCTTAGACAAAGAAATGTAAAAGGCAGCCTAATTATCGTCGACAATTTTTATAACAACGCGCCCGATGTAAGAAAATATATTTTGACACAAGATTTTTCTGTAAAGGGCAACTATCCAGGACAACGCACAATCTCTCATGCTACTGAAGATTTGAAAAACATAATACAAAAATATGTCGAACCATTTGCCGGCAAAATAACCATGTTTCCTATTCCTAAAGCCGACATGTCTGATGCTGCGACTATATATAATGGAGCGTTTCAATATACGACTTCAAGAGATCGTTCGTGGGTCCACACAGATAAGTGGAATAACTGGGCCGGCGTTTTGTTTTTAACACCGGACGCACCCTTGACAGCGGGAACCGGCTTCTATCGGTTTTACGATGGAACTGTGAGTCAAGCGGATACAGATGCTTTACAAAATCAAAAAACCATCGACAGATTCACCCAAGACCTAACAAAATGGGAAATGGTAGACCGAGTGGGCAATGTATTTAACCGCTTAATATTATTTGATGCGCATAATTATCACATGTCGTTAGACTATTTCGGCGACAGTAAGGAAAATGGCAGACTATTTCAGGTCTTCTTCTTTTCTACGGAACGGTAATACAATGTAAAGAATAAAACAAAGGTCTAATAACAAAATATATTAAATTATTTTGTTATTTAGTAATTATTATTTATGCTTGAAAAATTACAGTTAACATTTTTTAATAGCTAATTGATACCCAATATGAATTATTTGATATTGTCCTGTATATTTTTCCAAAAATGAGTTCATCGCATTTTTTATTTGAATACCATCTCCGCCACCATAATCATCCATCCACATAATACCATTTATTTCTAAAATATTAAACGAGTTTTGCATATCTCTCTTTATAAATTCTGGATCGTGACAGCCATCAATATATATAAAGTTATAAGTTTTATTGTTATTTTCAAAAAAAGTGTCTGATGTGCTCTTATGAATGTTAATTTTATCTGAATTTTTACAAACAGAAATATTAAAATCAAACTTTTTCTCTTCATTATTTACCAAAAATTGTTTATGATCATTATTATTGATACTTAAAAATGGATCTACACAAGTTAAACTTGAATTTAAATCATCAATAAAATTATCAGCAAAAAATACACTTGACAATCCTTCAAAACATCCAATTTCTAATATATTATTTACTTTTGATTTATCATAAAAATCAGACATTTTATGTTTTATTTCAGAATTCAAAAACCAAGTTTGTGAATATTTATAGTTTATAAAAATAGATTTTTTATGTATCATAAAAATATCGCCATATCTTTTATCTAATTCTACAAAATTTTTGTCCTCTAAATATTTTATAATTGGTATACTAACATCACTATAATTATCTTCAAAATTTATAATATCTATAAATACTTTATCAAAATTAATAGATTTAATTACTTCAAATTCGGCACCTTCGACATCAATGGAAAGATAATTTATATGTGATACATTATTTTCATCAAAAATAGTCTCTAATTTTTTTGTATTTACTTTAATTAATTCTGTAGTTGAACCCATTTGTATATTTTCATCGTGTAATCTTTGTAAATGTCTTGGGTCAAAATTAGATTTAATTCCGGAAATCATTTCTGTATATCCTTTATTACATAAAAATTCTGTTTTTCCATCATTATTACAAACAGCACAATTTAAATTAACATTATTGGGTCTATTGGTTACTAATTTATCAAATACACTTTTAATGGGCTCCACATTTATTCCAGTCCAATTATTATTTTTCTCGAAATATAAAGTATTATTTATTGTTATTCCATCATGAGCACCAACATCTACATAAAATCCTTTTTTATAACCTTTAAATATATGACTTTCTAAATATTTATCTTGTTCATTTTGTGAATAAAATTGTTCTTCAGGTTTATCAATTTTGATATTGTTATCATTTTTGTTATCATTTTTGTTATTGTTATTGCTAACAATGTTTTTCGCAAGCTCTGAAAAAAAGATTTGGTCAAAATCATTAAAAATAGTTAACCAATAGTTTGAAAAAACAGGTTCCTTAAAAAAACCGTCGTATAACGCTTGTTCGTTGTCTACCTTTTTGATATATTCGACCAATTCGTCAAAACTTGAAAAATCATTTGCGTTAATAAATGTCTTGGGATTAAAATCATTCACCACTTCATTCGCTCCCCAATAAATTGGTATACATCTTGATTTATACGCGTCGCAAATTTTTTCAGTAACATATCCCGGATACATTTTATTTTCAAATGTCAATACAAATTTATAAGCATTATTGTGTTCTATTTTTCCAGAACAATTAGTTCCTCTGGGAACTATATAACCTATATTATTTAAAAAACTGCCTCCGCAATCGACTTGTTTATATTTTGATAATTTATCCACGATTTCGCTTCTTTCCTTGTTTACGCTGTCTTGTTGGCAAATAATAGAGCAAAATTTGGACTTTGTTGGTATTTTATAGTAAACTTCAAAGAGAACGGAATTCAAATAACATAGCCATAAAGGCACCCGGCAATTTTTATTGCTATTTTTATCAAAGGTGATGTTAAAATCAGCATCTTGTCTTTGAGATTGCGATTCTCCAGAATAAAATACTTTTTTTCCGGCAGTTAAATTTGCGTGGTTATTACCAAAAATGCTGTAAAATAATATATCTGGATTTTCATCTGGATTTATAACACGAATATTGTAATAATTTGACAGTATATTTTTAATAAAATTATTTTCTGTGTCAAAAGTTCCGCCACAATATTCTTCCACCCACCAATCGGTAAACGCAATGGAATAACATGGTATTTTATCAAAATTAAATTGTTCATAGTCGGTCTGGATGTCTGTATCTAGATTATTCTGTGCTTGGAATGTTTTGCTGTAAACCAAGTATTTATTTATTTGATACATATCAAAGCAATTCATATATATACTTGTGTGATCGATTGCCGTTTTTATGCCATTTGTTTGTATATATTTTATTAATTTATAACAAGCTGACTTACTTATAATATAACCATAAGTGCAGTTACAATCAATATTTGTTATTTTAGTAAACTGAATAGTATCGTTATCATTATCATATTCATCCTGTATATGATTTCCGCCAATCAAAGCATACTCTATATTATTTTTACTAATATAATCGATGCTTTTTTGTAAAACTGTATTAAAATCGTTGACAATAGATACATCATCTTCTAAAACTACATAATAATTAAGCTCTTTATCATTTGCTAATTTATGCCATAGTTTACAATGACTTAATGCGCATCCGATGACTCCCTTTCGATAATTGAAATCATTATTTTTAAATAAATTTTTAATGAAGATACTTGGTTCTGTATTTTTCCCATCTATCGCCTCGAAAAAATCATAATTGGTTACCCCATTCTGATTCATCGTATGTATCATTTTTGCTCTTCTATCTGGTCTTCTATTTAAATTAATTATGTTTATTTTAAAAATATTGTTTAAAGTATTGTTTAAAGTATTGTTTGAAGTATTGTTTGAAGTATTGTTTGAAGTATTGTTTGAAGTATTGTTTGAAGTATTGTTTAAAGTATTGTTTAAATTAGTATTTTGATTTAAAGACAATACTTTAGCCCACTCCTTTGCTCTACTATCCCACGAACATGTTAGCGCATACTCCTTTCCTCTTGTTCTCATTGCCATCTTTTGCGCTTCTGTTAAGCTAACAATGGTTTCTATTTCATTACCCGGCTTCACTTGTATTCCATATTCGCCGACTGTGTCTAATAGTCCAGCAAGAGGATAATATAAACAAATAACTTCAGACATTAACATTTCCAGCCCCGTAATACAGGATGTTTCTGGAAATGTGTTTGTATACAACCAATATTCCGCTCCCGAAATTAGGTCATTTAATTGCCGTGTATTTAGTTTACCATGATGAGTAATACTATTTGGATATCTTAGAATCACTTCTTGCATGACAAGATCATTCTCATTTTTAGGAAAAACATCATAAGAAGAAATATCCAAAGTAGCATCCGGAAAATGTGTTAGTATATCTTTCCACAAATTCAAAATCACATGTAATCCTCTATAACTACAAGAAGTCCATACAAATTTGTTTTTAATTTTATGACTAGGTGGTGGAAATAGTTCTGGTAATATACCATTATTAATGATATGTATTTTGTCTTTTAAGCTAGGGTGATTCGCGATAATATTGTTTTTATGCCAACTTGATAGAGCAATACATCCGTCGATTATAGGCTCCAATGGTACAATTATATCATTAAGTTCAAGTCGATTGTTGTCAAAATTATTTATAAATCCTGTGCTATCGTGCGCGGATAAAAATAACTGATAACATGAAAAATGGTTATACATTAAAAAGAATGAAATATATCTAGAAACAATAATAGTGTGAAACTTTTCCTTTTCTAACAAATTTTGTAACTTGTCGCGATTAATATATGTAATATTGTCGATTATTTCGTCTTCTACATCACCGCTAATAAATATTTTATATTCCTTTGAAAAATATCTCGATAAATATGCTACCGCTTTTTCTGCTCCACCTATAGGCTTACTCGATACATAAGTATCGTTCCATAAAAAATACATAAACCCAGTATAAATTAATATATTCTTACTAGATGCGCAGTCCGCCTTCGCATTTATATTCACAGTTATAATTTCTGGTTTAGGAAATATACAACTAACATCTATTCCAAATCGTATTTCGTATTCTCTTAAAAATTCATGCTTTCTCAACGGTATTCCTAATAAATGTAAAAACTTAATGTAATCGGTCGCCAATGTAATAAATGCTTGCATCTTATCAGGTTTTACATGATTCACAAAAAACTGTAAATTGTATAATATATTTCCAACATACGAATCATCCGCTACTGGCATTTTCTTTATAAACACAATTTCAAACATTCGAACCGCACAGTCAAATTCTTGTAGTTTATTTGCGATTAATATCATGTAATAAGGCACCAATAGGTTGTATTTGTCGATAGCAATGAACAACTTCGCATCGGTTGTGGTGCTTAAATAATGATTTTCATAAAAGTCCTTCACTTGTAAATAATAATTATAAGCAGTTTGATTTTGATTTTCGCAGCAATAATGAAGCAACAGTGGATACAAGCATTCCAGTCTCTCCGCGTCATATTTGAACGACTCTACCAAATAAAAAAAGCCAGATTCCATTTTATTTAAACCCTTGTAGCATTCATACAAATAAAAACACGACATATATTTTTCTTGCGCCCAATTATCCTGGCTAAGTGTGATTTTATACCATTTAATAGCTTCTTCGTATGACCCATAGTCCTTATAACTATTTGCGCAATAAAAAGCATATCTGATATATAACGGATCTTTGGCCAAAACCGCCTTGGCATGAGCCGATTCCAAGATTTTCGCATCTTTCAAATACTTTTGCGGATCTAAATTGCGATGCCCGCTTCGTCCGGAAACGACGAAATATTGGCCTTCAATCGTCGTCTGGGTGACACCTGGCTCCAAACAGCAAATATATTCATGTAATACGGATTGATATGCGAATCGTTTATTATTGTTTATTAGCAAAACCCGCACATACGCGGTTCCGGCACGGGAACCAAATTTTAAATAATATTGGTCGTATATTGTCGCGTTAACTCCCGGCATCTCGATATCACCGACAATTTCATCGTCCGCGTCAAATACTAGAAGCAAATCGGTTTTTTTAAAGGCTCGTTGTAGCGCTAGGGTTCGGTTGTGCGCGAAATCGACCCAATCGTCGATGAATAATTCGCCTGGTATTCCCCTACTATTGAAAAAATCATAAATAATTTCCTTTGTATTATCGCTAGATCCGGTATCACAAATAACCCAATAGCTGAATTGAATCTTGTCGCATAATTTTTCTAGAGTGTTGCGTATTATATGCGATTCGTCTTTAACAATCATATTTAAACAAATGGTTGGATTGGTTGGTTTTTCGGTAATAATCAATTCCATTATTTATTATAATTATTTAAAACCATTGTATTTAACTAATTATATTTGTATTTGTTTGTATTTGTTTATTTGTTTGTATTTATTTATTTGGTCGACGACATGCCAACCAATAATTCTAAATAATGATTAAAATCCGCAAAATATTCGTATTTGTCGATTTCTACTAAAGCGGTATCTGATACTTCTAGATTTCGGTCTAGATTCTTGAGTTTAATATGTGCGATGCCTCTGTAATTAATATTATAATAATAAGAAATTGTTAGGTTGTCTTGGCGATGAACTAACAAATAATATATAGTCTTCCATACATCCCCAGTCCACTCCTCTCTGTATTTTAAAATATCATTCTCATAGTAATGTCTCTGTGGAATTTTAAGCTGCTCATTGTGATTCAATGGTATAATATCATCGATAAAAATAGACCCATTTTCATTCAATACCCGAATACTATTGCTAAAATCTCGCAACACATTTTCCGCGTGGTGCATTCCATCAATAAATATTACATCAAACCAGTTGTCTCCATTGTTAGTTTCAAAAAAATCATCTGATAAACATTTAACAATGGTAGAATTATCACACTTTGGATCCGGGTCTACTCCAGTCTTATGTTCATTCAGAAAATGAACATTGTTATAAGTATACCCTGTTTCCACCCCAATTTCCAAATAAGTATTTGATTCGTCGGTTACGCTATTAATAACTTGATGTCTATTATTGAATAGGGGTGCGTTATATTTTGGTCTACAGATGCCCGGCTCGTTCAAGATTTCATAGTTGGGGGTCGATAAATACAATAATTTAAAATAATTTGTTAGTTCTTCATTGGTATGGTCTATTAAAGAATAACACTTTATCTTATCTAGGTTTAAATAGTCTAATCTCTGCCAGAGATATTCATTGGTACATTTGTTTTCCAACAAAATGAAATCGTATTTTGTATCCTTATATAGCTCTCTAATTCGCTCTAGATTATAAATTAAACTATCATAACCAATAATACAAATCTGACAAGTATAATCTGTATTAACTAACAAATTACAATATTTGTTAGTATAAGTTGCCGAATCTCTTAACCAAATCTTACTAGCATTGGTTATATACGATTCGTCTTCATACGCATCTTGACCCTTCATTTTCTCATGTATATCATATGCTTGATAATAAATCGGGCTGATATAATTCGGACCAATGCGATTAATCTCCGCGTTTCGAATAAGTGAAAAATTGTTTTCCCCTTCATTCATGTACTGAATATAACCCAATTTATGGATTTTTGCCATTTTATATTTCGGCGATACCGCAGTCCTTAACAAAATCTCATAGTCGTCACATATATGTAAATGCTCGCAATAATTTTCCAACTCTAGTAAAAACTCGCGCCTCCAAATTCGCGGATGATTCGGGCAGCAAACTAAATGACTCAATGTAATATTATTTATGTTAGGGGTAATATAGACTAGTCTCCACTTATCCTTATATTTCATCGAATAATATCCGCCATATCCTTTACAAATAAAGTCTCCATACCATTGATTTTCACCCGACTCGTAAGAGCAGACACAATCCATATAAATGAACCCGACCTCTGGCTTGTCGTCGAATAAGTTCGCGGCATCCTGCAACACATCGGGCAAAATCTCATCGTCATGGTCCATCTCCAATACATATTTGCCCCGGCATAAACCAACCACTTCGTTTTTCACATTACCAATGCTGCCATTATTTTGGGAGTGTCTGTAAAAGCGAATACGATTGTCGTCATTAAACTTGGTTCTTAAAAACTGGAAATGCTTATCATCAGGCGAGTCGTCCACGATAACCCATTCCCAATCCTTAAGGGTTTGCTCTTTTAAACTTTGATAGACGCGCATAATCTTGTGAAACGAATTATATGACGGCGTAAACAGAGAAAAGGTGGGTCTCAGAAGCTCTCTTGACAAGGAGCAATTCGCGATAAATTTGACATTTACATATTTGTTGAAATTATCTACATCGAGCAACTGAGTAAAATGAAGCCGCTTTACAAACATTTTCTCAGAAATTACCTGTAACAATTCTTCTGTATATTCCGCATCCGATGCTCCGTAAGTAATTAATAAATGATAATTCGCATTATGTAGTTTTTCAATCTTTTTAGGGTTGTTAGTTATATACACACTACAATCCAGTTTGGAAGCATTGCTCTCAAAAAAGATATCAACCTCGGCATATTCATCATGTCGGAAAAAAATAACAAAGGGGAATTTCATTGGTATATTTAAATACCAACATTAGTATTTAAATAATAAAAAGCAAATATTACTTAATAATAATTAATTATGAAATAATGAAATAATAATGAAATAATAATGAAATAATGAAACAACAATTCTAAAACTCGGGAGTGTGCTTTTTAAATATACACCCCTGTGAAGTAAGTCCTGCAACATCTGATGTCACCAATGTGGGATTCTGATTGTCACAGTTACACATCCATATTTTAATAATACAGAAATTCTTTTTTGGTGAGATGGTTATCCCCGTTACACAATTTACAAATGAAGAATTGTTACTAATTGATTCGCCGACAAGCACATAATTTAATTCTCTCCAAACTTCGCACACATTTTTATTCGAAACCTTATACGAAAAGCATCCGCCATTTCTATTTTTCTGGTCTTCCCACATCGGAACAATGCCATCTTTCATCACAAATAACATACATGATTTAATCAATGGGTCTGGTGTTGTCTCGCTAATCGCAATTACATCTTCTAGCGTTTTTAATTTTGAAACTAATTTATAGCTTCCAACAGACCAATCATTATCTTGGGGCAAATGCCCCCATAAATTCCATTTATTTTTTAATGTATGGGTGTCGTTACTTGTCATGGTACTTGTTATGGCGCTACTGGTATTACTTTTAGTATTCATTGTTATTGCTTTTTGAGGAGTAACCATTATAGATATATTACTTCAATTTTTTTTAAATTATTTTATTAATATAATTAAATATAATTTAAATACATTACATCGACCAAAATAATAATTATAACTCTGTATTACAAATACGATATCCTTGTTTTTCTATAATTATGCTTTGTTCACCTGTTAAACTAGTCATTATCACATCATGGTCCATCAATTCTAGCTGATATGTTGCCATTTTTGTTTCTAAATAAGAAAAGCTTAAATTCAAAACAGTATTTATATAATATTGAACAAATCTTTTATCGATTATATTTCCTACTACATAGTAATTGAAATCATTGGTCTTTAAATTGATATTATATCTCATATCATTATAATTTAAATATAAGGCTATAAATGTTATTTCCGAGACATCCGGCTCTTCTATAACCTCTATATCAGAAACAATTCTTTTGTCTACAGTCAATAATTTATCGCGATGCTGTATCCTTGTGTTAGATATAATTATTAGTTTATTCTGTATTTCATCTATAGTGGCTAAATCCGTATCTATAAATTTGTTAGCACTAATATCAAAATATTCGATTGTTAGTTTATCATTTGTATTGCTTGTATTGTTTTTAAAATATGGCAACAAATGCGCATGTACTTGAGCACATTTTATCTGACAAGCACTGTAAAAATAAATGACATTATATATTAATTTTATAGCAAAAATTTTTAATGTATTTTGTATATCGATTGAACAACTAGCCAATAACATTAATAAGGCTAAATATATTTGATACATTTGTTAGTATATAATATACAATAATCTTTAAATATATAATATACAATAATCTTTAAATATATAATATACAATAATCTTTAAATATATAATATACAATAATCTTTAAATATATAATATACAATATTAATTAAATTGCGGGTCAGATGAACCTAACGGCACGAAATTGTAATCAGTTGCTTCATCTGATGGAGTATCCGAATAAGAAGTGTCGACATACACATGCTTTACAGTAGTTGTGCTATTTGTGTTTGTTACCGGGCTTGTCGATGAATAAATTAAATTACCGGTTTGGGTTTCAGGCTCGCAGGTATCGCATTTAAAATTCAATGTTCCTGTCGCGGCATCTAATCCAAAAACATATAAAAGTATTGCTACTATTACAGACATAAAAATAAATGGAATAAATACAATCATCCATGATACTATAGTCATGCCGGATTGGCATAATGCGTTCAATAAAAAGGTAATAATAATCATTACAATAAATTTAAAAAATGCGGTGTTATACAACCCCTTAAAGGTATCTATCACTACTTGAGTCAATGAAAAAGCTATATATATTAATGCGGGCGGGCATAAACTAAACATTCTTACTTATATTAAGTTACGAAAAAATTGGCTCACCGTCTTTGATAATTCCTACCTTTTTCCCGACTTCTCCATCTTTGTCGACTTCATATAAAATTCCATTTTCTTCATCGGTGGCAAAATAAGTAATGTCGTCGATTTCTATTTCAAATACTTCCTCTTCTTCGTCTTCTTCTTCAACTTCTTCAACTTCTTCTGGCTCTTCGTCTTCTTCGTCTTCGTCTGGCTCTTCAACTTCTTCGTCTTCAACTTCTTCGTCTGGCTCTGGTTGCGCCTGGAGCGCAACTTCTTCGTCTTCGTCTTCGTCTTCGTCTGGCTGCGCCTGGAGCGCAACTTCTTCTTCTGGCTCTTCAACTTCTTCGTCTTCTGTCGCAACTTCTTCTTCAGTCAGATCGTCTTCTTCTGGGTCTTCTTCTGGCTGCGCCTGGACCGCCTCTTCCTTTAGCTCTACAATGTTCAATGTAATATTCTCTTTTTCTAAGCAAAGCGACTCTAAGCTTTGCGACTCTAAGCAAAGCGACTCTAAGCTTTGCGACTCTAAGCTTTGCGACTGCAAGATTTCTTCTTGAAATTGAAAAGACGGCAAGCTTGCCGACAACAAACAACCCTGTTTTGACAGACTTGTTTGCTCTAAGGATTGCTCTAAGCGAAGCTCTAAGCTTCGCGATTCTAATGGTTCTAAGCTTCGCGACTCTAAGCTTCGCGACTCTAATGGTTCTAAGCTTCGCGACTCTAAGCTTCGCGACGATAAGCTAAATCCCGGAAATGCTGGCAATTTCATTTGATTTTTATCAACAATGGGTGTATAATTCGGTTCCTTTTCAGACAAAGGTTGTCTTTCCAATAACAAAACTATTTCTTCTAATCTATTTTCGATTTTTTGAAGTCTTGAGTCGATTGTATCAAAATGGCCATTACATTTGTTGTTTTCATCATTACATTTGTTTTTAAGCTTGAGCTCTGCTTCATACGCCATAATAACTTTCTGGACGATTGGCAATGATAAAACATATTTAGCTTCCGAATCGGGAATAAGAGCGGCAACAAGCGGAGCGGCAACAGGCGGAGCAGGAACAAGCGATTTATTCATTTGTTGAAGCATATTGTTTAACTGCTCAAGCGTAGCCATTTGCATTAATTTATCTAGGTTGGTTGACATTTCTATGTATAATATATTATATCAAGATTCGTTTAATATGGTTTAAAAAATATTTAAGGTAAATATATATGAATAAGTGTGTTAAAATGGATGAAATAGATAAATATCTAAAACATATCATGACGCAAACAAATTATAGCGAAGAAGTAGCCAAGGCTAAATTACATGAATTCAATAATGATTTCATGATGGTTTTAAAGGAGTATATGGGCATCCCTATTAAAAAGGATACTAACAAAATCAAGTCTGTAAATCAGGAAATCTATAAACAAATCAGATACAATTTAGACCAAACAATGAAAGATTATCGAGAAAAAAATCCAGTAAATATTGAACAAGTCATTACTAATTTACAGGAGTCAGAAGAAAGAGAGAAGGATAAGAAATAGAAGGACAAGAAATAGAAGGACAAGAAATAGATAATATATTATGTATAATTAATTTATAAATAATATATATGAAGCATCATAAAACTAACAAAAATAAAGCTCCAAAAAGCATAAAAGGTCAAAAAAGCAGAAAATTTAGAAAAAAGTTACCCGTTTTAAAAGACAATTTCTACTATTATGTAAATAACGGATGGTTTTCAAGCACATTTATTTCCGAAAATGATTCAGATAAAAGCAATTTTACAATAATCCAAAAAAGAACAAATAATGAAATACATAAATGTATAACCCGCTATATTTTTCAAGAAAAAAACAAAACCGCAACGCAATGTAAAACCCTATATAAAGCCCTAACAAATTGGAACGACCCTTTAGTAGAAACCCAGATATATTTATTCATTAAACAAATAAACAATTACAGAAAAGAGGCCTCTAATCTGTATCCTTTTTTAAAATGGTCTATTTACAACGGCTTGATAACGCCCATTGATTTCGGCATTATTCCAGATCTAAAAAAATCCCGAAGATTCATTTTAGCCGTCGCCGAAAACGGATTTTCCTTCACCATGAAGGACATGTATTTCAATAAACACAAAGATTATGTTAGAACCAGAGAATATTATGTGAAATTTATTCAAGCCACCTTTGATTTATTTTTCGGCGACAATCACACCTATTCAGCAAAAGATGTATTCGACATTGAACTCGAATTGGCGACTAAAATGTATACAGTGAATGATTACGAAGATTTAAATAAAACTTACAATAGATATACTAACAAAGAAGCCAGAAAGCGCTGTAATTTCAATCTAGACCTATTTTTAAAAGAATTCGGCATCACAAGAATTCGGCATAACAAATGCTCATCATATTGATTTTATGAACCCGGAATACACAAAACATGCGCTAACAATGATGGAAAAAAAGGTTGATGGCTGGACTTCTGTAAAATGGAATTCCTACTGGGTTTTCAAATTGTTAGCTAGTGCTTCCATGTATCATTCTAAACTACACTCCTTCTTTTTCAAGTTCTTCAATTACAAGTTAAAAGGGATTTCTAAAGAAGAACCGCGACAATTGATCGCAACGCAAATCATCTCCAACATGATGAACTCCACAGTAAGTAAAATGTATATCAAGCATTACAAAAATACGCAACAAATCGAATTCGCCAAAAACATGGTGTCGCGAATAATAAAAGTATTTAAAGAAAGGTTAACGAAAAATGCGTGGCTAAGTCATCCAACCAAAGAGCTAGCGCTTAAAAAAATAGACAAGTTAATATGTGTAGTCGGATACAAAGACAAGTATCCAGAAGACCCCGACTGCGATTTTTTCGACGACGATGCGTTTGTAAATAACATGAAATATGTGAACTGGATTTTTAACAAAATGAAAAAAGAGATTAATAAACCAATGCCAAATAATACATATTGGTTTAAACAAGAAGAAATGAATGTATACGACGCCAACGCATTCTACAGCAATTCCAGGAACGAATTTATATTACCAAATGCTATATTACAAAAACCATTTTTAGATTTATCCAAGAAAATGTCATATAATTTCGCGTATATTGGCTTCATAATAGCTCACGAAATAATTCACGGATTTGATGACCATGGCAGTTTATTCGATGAAAACGGGGTATTAACCGCCGATTGGTGGTCAAAAGAGGATACTGACAACTACAAACTTTTACAAGAGGATGTTATGGCTCACTACAGAGCCTTGGGTAAACAAGATGGTCTTGAAATAAACGCCGAATTAACTTTGAATGAAAATATTGCCGATATTTCAGCAATGAGTTTGGTAGAAGATGCGTTAGAAAGCTATTTGTTTGAGCAAAATATATTTGGTCAAAAACAGGATGAATATTTTAAAGACCTTTACTACAGCTACGCTAGGCAATGGCGTAATATTATTAGACCAAAACAGCTGACTAATCGGTTACTATCGGACCAACATAGTTTGTCAAAATATCGCGTGAATTGTGTATTAATGCGCTCGAAACGATTTAATACCATTTTTAACATTACGCAGAAAGATGGAATGTTTCTTTCCGAAAAAATAAAGGAAATTTGGTAACAAGGAACAACTATTCGTGATTATAACTAACAAAATCCTCATTGCCAATCGTTTTCACTTGATTTTGACCCTGGTTGCCGAATCGTTCATTTACGATGGAACTTTTATTCGGCTTCTTTTTTTGCATGCGCGATTTTAATTGATAATTATTATTGGATGGAATAATCTTACTATTTAAAATAAAATCATCATTGTCATCATGTAATTCCGGCAATATTCTCGTCAACGGCTTATCTACAATAATAAATAATCTTTCATTTCTTAAAAGCGATCTATATTCTTGTATAGATAAATTTCCGTAAAATTTTTCCAGCATATAATGTGGATTCGGCGAGGGTTTTATATTTTTCTTATAATCATAAATCTTGCTGTAAATGTGATTAAATAAATGATATCGTTCAAACTTAGTCGAGCTATCGATGTTTTCATTCATCAAATAAGCCACACCACATTCCGGGCTACAAAAACAACCATATACATGGTACGTGCCGTTCATAAAATGTTTTGGAATATAGACCGGTGGATTGTCAAAATCACACGAGTCCCAAAAACATGCGGACTTCTTATTATTTACATTATTTACATGTAAATTGTGTTCCAGTTGCTTTAATTTTTTCCATATTTCCTTTACTCCGTCTTTATTTGTCGCATTGTCACCATCATCGTCATCATCGTCATCGTAAGTGTAATCATTAAAACATGTATTTACGCTATTGTTCATTGGCTTTATTGCGTTACTCGCCATGTTCGATTTATCATTAAAATATGTATTTATAGAATTGATATTTTCACCACCAACCACATCATAACACAGATTGTTTTTTTGATTAAATGTATAGGAATCTACACTATTCGTATTGGTGGAATTTTGTAAATCCTTCATAGAGCATTTAAGATGTAAAATGACATTTGGCTTATCATTTATTAGACTATCTGTGGGAACTATTTGCTGTATTATTTTACCCCCTTTTGGTTTTCTCCCTCGTTTTTTACTGACATGCTTCGCATCGGATGCGACAACTTCGCATTCGTCTCCGTCGGTATCTACGCTATTTTCCAAATTAGGATTAGATATTATTACAATATTAGACATTTGATTCATATTCATATCAATATCAATATTTGTACCCTCTATTTGATTGCAAGTGTTTAATTCCGTAACGCATAAAACCATATTATCATTATTGTTACTATTGTTAACAATGGGACTAACGCATATTTCTGAAACAACCCCTAACGCGGCCATCAATTCCTTCTTGGATTTTCTACCCCGTTTACCCTTTACTGGTACTTGTGATGCTACCGCTTCTACTTCTACTACCTCTGCTACTACTTTTGACTCTACTTCTACTTTTGACTCTACTACTACTTTTGGCTCTACTACTTCTACTTTTGGCTCAGCTTCTGCTTGCGCTGTCGCGTCTACTGCTACTGCTTGCGCTTGCGCTTGCGAAACAATCTTAGTAACGGTTGATTTAGTTCTTGCCATTTCTATCTTATGTTATATAATTAATATCATGATTAATTTAAATCGTTTTAATAAATATTTAAGGATAAATATTGTTTTGACAAATTTATGACAAATTTATGATAAATTTATGATAAATTTATTGAAAAATGATTTAAATACATATTATATTATTTATTAGTTACCAGCATGTCGTATAATAAAAACAAAGTAAACTTACGCATTAATACCGATACCGATATTAATTTAGAAGAAGATGTCACTAATAATATTGTTAATAATATTGTTAATAATAATGTCACTAATAATAATAGCAATCAATTTCGATTCAGAACATATGTAAATGGCATTATAGAAATACAAAATTTCCAAGATTTTATTATTAGATTAAGTTTAATATCTGGCTTATTCATGTTAGCATGTCCGCGGTTTTTTACAGAGATACATTTTTTGAACGCAAAAACAAGCCACACCACTGATATAGAAATTATATATTTCCAGGTTTCCATTTGCGAAACCATAATATTATCCACAGTAACTTATTATTTAATCATGAGCGAAGATCTAGATGGTATTTATGACATAACCCGCAGTAAAAACACGATTCCTAATTTAATCATACTTGGAAAAATAGAAAAGTTCTGGTGTAAATATTATTCCTGGCTAGGCGTTACTATTGCCGCATTTTTTTACTGTAATAATAGATACATTACCGCCTCATATATGTATATATTAGGGTTTTCTATTTTTAGATTATCGTTGCTGCGATATTTTGAGAATAAAAAGGTTTAAAAACAAGCTCGGCAAACTGGTATATAATTATCCGATCCTACAACCGTTTGTTCCTTTTCCAAACTAATTCGTTTCGAAAATATGCCAGGAGTCCCGTTTTTACATAAACCGCACAAGGAAGTCATCTTGGTGACCTTGTCGCACAGCGGTATTAAATCCAGAATCTGTCCGAATTTTTTGCGCTTAAAGTCCCCATCTAACCCACTTATATATATTTTTTTATTGTGTTGTAACATATGTTCTACCGCTGGCAAAAGATCTTCAAAAAATTGCCCTTCATTTATTAGAATTACATCCGCCGCAATTAGTTTACATGAGTCGTCTAGGCGATGTAGTACTACTTGATTGTCAATAATATTTCCATTCTTTTCCGATCCCTGTAAGCCCTCGTCATAATACCAAATATCCCTTAACTTGTTAGTTTGAATACAAGGGATCATTACTTTGTCATGAGTTGAAAGCAGTGTGTCATCATATCTTTTATCAAAAGAATGATTAATGACGGCAACAGAAATATTACAAAATTTGCATTGTTTATAAATCTCAACTAACCTGGTTGATTTAGATGCATACATGGGACCAAGAATTAGCTCTAAATAGGAGCCGGGTAAGGAACTATTGTTAGATGTCATACTTGTATTATTCTTGTTATTATAAAGACATAATTTATCCTTATATTTTTAATTATTTATTAATTAAAAATACTATTTAAAATACTATTAAATACTATTTATTATAAAGACATAATTTATCCTTATATTTTTAATTATTTATTAATTAAAAATACTATTTAAAATACTATTAAATACTATTTAAAATACTATTAAATACTATTTGACATACTATATATAATCTATAATGAGTAGTATACCATGGACAGAAGCATATCGACCCACAGATTTTGACGCTATCGTATTAGAACCACTAAATAAACAAATTCTCACTAATATTATCGAAACAGGTTACTTCCCAAACTTGCTATTTTTCGGACCACCTGGCACTGGTAAAACAACAACCATTATTAATTTAATCAACTCATATCAAGAGAATCATGGGCAAAAAAACAAGGGCTTAACAATTCATTTAAACGCATCCGATGAACGCGGTATCGACATTATTCGCAACCAAATAAATCAATTTGTCAATTCGAAATCACTTTTCAATACCGGGATGAAATTTGTTATTTTGGACGAAGTCGATTATATGACGAAAAATGCTCAGCAAGCCTTGCGATATTTATTACAAAATTACACGAGTGGGGTGCGATTTTGTCTAATATGTAACTATATTAGTCGCATTGACGAGGGACTTCAAAACGAATTTATGCAATTACGATTTAATCAGTTGCCTGAAACAGACATTATTTCATTTTTATCAAGAATTTCTAAATCTGAAAACTTGGGTTTAACTGAAAAATCATTACAACTCATTCAAAGGCTATATAAATCGGACATCAGGAGCATGATTAACTTTATACAATCAAACCAGGATGTGAATCCAGATGATTTTAATATAATTGATGCGACGGTGTGGAACGAGTTGTATTCTAAAATACAGAGCAAAATAGGGTTGTCAATTATTATAAATAATATAAACTTTATCAGTGTGAAATATAATATTGATAAGAAAAACCTAATAAAGGATTTTCTAAATTATATTATTCGTTACAAATACACAGATATTTATAAAAAGATGCCCGAATATTTGAATTTTATAGAAAACATCATGCACTTTGATGATTGTAAAAATAGCTATTATGTAAGCTATTCTATGTCGCAATTATCATTTTTAATAAATAAAGAAGAATTGGACGAAAATGTATTTGATGAAAAGGTCGGGTTTGATGAAAATGTATTGGATGAAACGGTTGGATTTGATGAAAATGTATTGGACGAAAAGGTCGGGTTTGATGAAAATGTATTGGATGAAAAGGTCGGGTTTGATGAAAAGGTTGGATTTGATGAAAATGTATCGGATGAAAAGGTCGGGTTTGATGAAAATGTATTGGATGAAGTTGGCTGTGAATTGTAAAAATTCATTCGTTGCTGTAATTTTTTCAAAAATTCATTAGGAGGGGAACTTTTTGAAGGATCGAAAAAATCTTCCTTAAGACTATATTCCTTTTCAGAGTTTTTATTAGGCGATGAAGGGGGGGTAATTGGGATAATATTGCTTCTTTCGCGAATAATACATCTACTCATTATATCTATTCAAAGAAAATAATTGAAATAAAATAATATAAATAATATAAAGATATTAATATACTCTATATACCTTATATTAGATAACAATGTCTTCCACTTTAAATATTGATAACGAATGGGCCAATTTTCTATTAAAAAGCAATAATAATAACGACGAGGACGATGACGAAAAAAACAATTCTGACATAGATGCTGCTGGTGGCAAATCAAGTGATTTCGATGTCGATACCAAGGCCAATGTAAAACCTGGTAACAAATTCGGTTCTATTGCTCCCGTTCCGACTCCTATTTACATCTCAACTAAATCAAAAATCGCGTATCTTTTGAACCCGATTGATTTACACATGTTTTGGGAAATTCCCGTCATGCCTTATAGCACACCTAGCAATGGAGTTATTAAAAAGCAAATAAAATTTAATTCAAAAACAGCGGAAGAATTAAATATTATCCAGGATCGCTTGAAAAAGGAATTATATTATGATGAACAAGTGATGACTCATATCGACAACCCAAATGGCCGCATTAAATTTAAGGATATTCGTAAAATAACAGTGGGTATATCCAAAAAGGATATCATGAGCTATCGCGGCAAGAAAAAACAGGCATTTTACAATTGTTTTGTCATGATTATTCGTATCAAAATTGACGAGGTATTTCGCGAATTTCATATTAAGGTGTTTAATACGGGGAAGCTAGAAATTCCCGGTGTTCAAAGCGATAAAATGTTTGAAATGGTGCTTCAAAATATTATTGGCATTCTTCAACCACATGTTAGCACGCTGTTGGCGTATAAGCAGAAAAGCGACACTGTTTTAATAAACTCTAATTTTAATTGTGGGTTTTATATCAATCGAGAAATGCTGTATGACATACTGAAGTTCAAATACAATATTCAAGCAATCTACGATCCTTGCTCCTACCCCGGAATCCAATGTAAGTTTTATTACAATAACGATTTGAAGCACGATGAGCAAAATGGCATGCAATTGTCTGGCGATAATGTGAAAAATATGAAGGACAAGAAGGAAAAGGCGAAAGCAAATGCGCTGGCAAATATCAATGTTATCGAAGTATCGTTCATGATTTTTAGAACCGGAAGCGTGCTAATTGTTGGGATGTGTGAAGAAAATGTGCTGAATGACATTTACGCTTTTCTAACAAGGCTGCTTAAAACGGAATTCGAGCATATTTGTCAAAGTCTAATAGAAGGTTCGATGTTAAAGGACAAGAAAAAGAAGCTTAGAAGAAAAGTGGTTATGATAATGACAACGCAATCGCAACCGCAAGCACATGAGTGTGTTTTAGAAGAGACTAGTTGCAACAGTGGTAATAACAGCGGTAACACCAGTGGTAAAATAGAGTTTCATATTGAAGATGATGATGATGATGAATCATCTATTAAAAAAGAACATAAAGAACATAAAGAACAGGCTCAAATTGTCTTTACCAGGTCGGCGTCATTTCGCACATCATTATAATTTGTATTAAGGTTTGTAATAATATTTTTTACATTCGATATTTTCTTATCTTTTCTAAGGCGGTATATAAATTTATTTAATATATCGAAAAATGCTTCTACATTTGTTAGTTCAAATGCTTCCCTTTCTAACAAATTTATAAATAAACAAATACAATTTTCCTTATTAAAAGATTTATCCTTTACTCTTGGGTATTTTTTCAAAGTATTTAATACAGCTCCTATTTGATATATGTTATCGCATACCATATTAATATAATCCAACTTATTTTCAACCTTGAAATCCTTGTAGAAAATAAGGAAACTAACAAGTTTCTTATAAATACACATATGTGCGTCCATGTAAGATATTATTTCTAGTTCATCTGCTGTTAATTGCGGACAGCCCTTCTTGTATTCATTATTAATTTCAAAAATCGTTTTTTTATATACGAACATTAACGCATCTCTGGAGCTGAGTTGTAAAAAAGTAATATTGTCATCAGAAATTTGTTCAATAAATTCCACGAAAAAATAATATGATTTTTGACTGTGGTAGAAGGTAAGCTCTAGGTTTTTAGTGTAATAAAATACCATTGAAAAAACATGAATCAATATTTCTATACCTCGTTCGAAAATAAAAACATAATATTGCTTGTTTTTAATATTTATTTTTTCGGCAATTAGCCTCATATATTCTATGATTACTTCGACGAATTTTGTTAGTATCTCTTGCGGGGTATTCTGAATTAATGGTTTGTAATTTTCTACATTATATAAAACATATTGAGTATATTCTGTTAGCGGCGGTTTCATTATATTACTTTGTATATTTAATTTGTATATTTAATTTGTATATTTAATTTGTATATTTAATTTGTATATTTAATTTGTATATTTGTATATTTAAAGTATTTAACAAAATAAGTATTTAAAGACTTTTAAATTAGTTTTAAATATAATGTCTACTCTCGAACCAAAAAAAGCCGCCGCTTCTGTAACCGCTTCTGCTTCTACTTCCGACAGCAATTCTGTTGTCACCAACAATTCTACTTACCGTTTACCATCTGATACCAGTCTTCAGCATGCCAGTAAGCTGGCTATTGTAGAGGATAAGCCGATTATGTTAGATTATTGGTCCGCATCTGTGGACAAGAAGGCGCTTGTTGGTGTGCGGGAGTCGGGTGAAAAGTTGTTAGTTAAGAGCGCGGAAGAATATACAAGTCCTATTGCGAAGTTTTACAAGACTGGTTCGGAGTATATTATCATTACGGAGAATTCTATTTATTTGGTGTCTAGCGATATCCCGACGAGAAAGATATCCTAATTTCCACCTTTAATGATGCCCTCTGGATGGGCGAAGCCCTTGAAGCTGGAGGCAAAGTTATCCACAAGTTTATCCACAAGTTTATCCACAAGTTTATCCACAAGTTTATCCACAAGTTTATCCACAAGTTTATCTCCGGATGGACTTTACAAAGGTTTTGCGAAGCTTCCGTGAAACTTAAAGCCAAAAATAAATAATCTTTATTTACAAAATATTTTCAAATTTAGGAAATATTTTGCCTCCAGCTTTTTTAAAAGGTGGATATTTTGCCTCCAGCTTTTTTTAAAAGGTGGATATTTTGCCTCCAGCTTTTTTTAAAAGGTGGATATTTTGCCTCCAGCTTTTTTAAAAGGTGGATATTTTGCCTCCAGCTTTTTTTAAAAGGTGGATATATATTAATAACTATGTCATCCGCTTTCGGCACAGGTCCTTCCAATGGTCAATTTTGGTTCGGCGGTTCTACATTCCCCGGATTTATGTTTAAGAAGAATAACGGCGTTGCCGGCAGACGCTCTACAAAAATGAACCCTGGTGGCAATATCACATGTAATGGCCCCGTGTATTTATACAACAAATACACCCCTGGGGCCTCAGGAGTCGGTGCTTCTAGCACCTCGAATCGCCGTGCTAAAAATCGTTTAGCCACGGTTTGCCGAAGCGGTGATGGTTCGAATACTAAAAACTGTTTCCCATGTCAGTCAACTTTAGGGCAATATAGCAACTATACGCACAACCCCAATGGATTTGTACCATGTCCTAATTAAATTGTATAAAATGTATAAAATTGAAATAATATTTAGCAAATATTTGATAATTATTATTACTAACAATGAGCAACCAATTAGAATCCGATTCTATCCCAGAAATCGCCACAAAAATAAAAGCGCTAGCTGCTACAAAACAAGTCTACTTGAAATTAATCATACAGCTCTTTCCTTTGTTAAAAAAACCGTTATTATGCGAATATGCGAATGAATTGGTCATATTGCTACAAAATCTCATAAATATTCACAAAAATACAACCTTATTTGAATTGGAAGACGCGCTCAGTTCCGTGCTAGTCACTTATATATTCGACATTACGGATATGGTCAAGGGACTATTAGATTTAGAAAAATACGAGCCCAGGCACCAAAATTTGGTAATAATTAACAAACAAACCGACTACCATATGAAGCACAATAATTCTCAAGGGTTGGCGGAATTAAAAATAAATTTGTTCTTAATTTAATTGTCTTGCCTCTTTATTTGTCACTTTATTTGTCACTTAAAGACGGTGGAATAAAACTGATTGGCTGGTATCCCTGCGTTCTTAACCACCTATCCCCTCGTGCTCCCGCTCCCGCGCCATTGTCTGCTAATTGGTAATATGTTTGTCTCGAATACTGCGCTCGACTTAAATTGTAAAATGAATTGCCTGCTGCTTGAAAATAAAAAGGCATATATGCTTCATTATTTTTTCCCGCAAAAGAATTGTTGTAAATTCGCGAATTGATTCTTCCTGCTCCTGATCCGGTTCCCATTATAGTATATTAAAATATTATATATTTACTTGTATTTATTACTTGTATTTATTTACTTGTACTTATTTGTACTTATATATTTACATTTTCGCTCCATTATATAAAGCAAAACCTATTATCGTAAGTAGCCCTAGACCTATCGCAGGCATCATTAAATCTACCTCCTTAATACTATCTATGCCACCATTTATCATCGTATTTAGTTCTTTTGAAATGGATGTTTCATCATCGGTTTCATCCTCTGATTCGGATTCATCATCTGATGAATCGGATGAATCGGATGAATCGGATAAATCTAAATCATTTAAATCTAAATCTTCTTCTTTTTCTTTTTCCGCAACCAAATCTTCTAAATCCTTGCTTTTTTTATCCTTGCCTTTTTTGGCTCCAGTATTTTTTCTTGTTTTTCCCATTAATGAACTATAATTATATTTACATTTAGACATTTAAAACGCATATTTTAAATACTAAATTACTAATTATAATTCCTGATATTTATTTCTTAATTCCTCTTACCAATCTAGATAAGGAACCAGCGGACCCTTGTGTATTTGATTGATAAGTTGCTGCGAATATTTGCGCACCTCTTAACTGGTTAGGTGCGTTCTGTAGAGACCAATACATGCGGTCAAACATTGATGCGGTAGCATAATTTACTCCTGAACTGCGTCCTCCGGTTGTTGTTGGCATTATATACTATAAGTATACTTTATTATTTAGCAGATTTTTTAGTCATTATATTTAGTCATTATATTTAGTCATTATATTTAGTCATTATATTTAGTCATTATATTTAGTCATTATATTTAGTCATTATATTTTTAAAGTCATTGTATTTAGCCAATCTATTTTTAAATTATTATATTTAAATAATATATAAATGGCCACTACACTATCCGCACGCAAACACTACCGGCGACAAGTTAAAGGCTCTCATTGCCGAGGAAAAGGTAAGGAGGGTTGCCACAACTTGAGAAAAACATGCAAGTATACCAGAGCAGGCAAAAGAAAATCTTATTGCCGCAAGAATCGCATCAGTCGCAGAAAACGAACATACAAGGACGCACTTTTAAATCGTCGAAAATAAGCGTTCAAATAACGAAATAATATATTTATTATATTTTATTATTATATTTATTATATTTATTATTATATTTATTATATTTATTTTCTAAATATTATATATAAATGGCCACTACATTATCTGCTCGTAGACACTATCGCAAACAAGTGAAAAGCTCCATATGTCGCGGTAAAATTAAGAACAAGTGCCGCAAAAGTCCCAGATGCCGTCTCACCAAGTCTGGCAAGAGAAAATCCTATTGCCGCAAGCGCGCCATCAGCCGCAGACATCAGTATTCCGGTCACAACTTGAGACGCAAGCGCAGCCGCTCTCAAAGAGCTAAAACCAACATGTTTGAGAATTTGGGCTCTTCTTCTTAAAGAAATCGTTAATAAAAAAAGTATTTTATTTACTATATTACAAAATAATAAATAAAATAATAGCTTCCGCTGGGATTTGAACCCAGGACTTTTCGCTTACAAAGCGAATACTCTAACCAACTGAGTCACGAAAGCATACAAACGGAGATAGTTATACCTACCACATATTAATACATATATTCTCTTTAAGTTCTTTTTGTCTTAAATATATTAATTAATAGTTAATTAATATCCTATTTAATATCCTTTATTTTTAATACAAAGTTGGTGCCTTTTGGGCCACATAACTTCTCCTCTGCTCTCGCAATATACGCATATTTGAATTTATTTACACCCGTATCCAAGCACCTATAAATCACTCTTGCGCATCGATTGTTTGCGTATGAATCTTTTAGCAAATAATACTTACAATCGACACATCGTGGAATAAGTTTAGTCGTCTTGATTTGATTAAAAAAACGAATAAAGGTCATATATATATACTGTTTGGAAGCATTTATATTGTTTTAATAATATTATTGTTTAATTAAAACTCTATCGCCTTTAACGCATCAATGGTTTCTTCTGACAATTTCTCCGGAAATTTAACATCGAAAATGATTAATAAACTTCCAGTATGGTCATCTCGCGTTAACCCCATATTCGGGATCATCTTCTGATACCCGTGGCTTATTATATTGCCTGAATTATTTGTTATCGTATAAACCTTCCCTGTTATATATTTCAGCTCAAAGCTGAACCCACACAACCCTTCCTTTACAGTGATTGTCTTATTCAATATTAAATCTAATCCTTTACGGATAAATTCCGTATTATTTTCTATTTTAACAAAAACCTTAATATCCCCCTTATTATTCTCGCTAAGAATATTTCCCTTGTCTTTCAATAAAATCAGCTCCCCTTCATCTATTCCTTTTGGCACATTAACATAAACCGTTTCTTTCTCGTAAACCTTTAGACCATTTTCAATCATCCACCGTTCCACATCTACCGGAATGGTTGTGCCTGTTAAAATCTTATCTATCGGCACATTAATATTCTTTACTATCGGATTTGGCTTGGATTGAGCGAAGGAAGTTCCTTGTCCAAAACCTTGACCAAAACTTTGAACATGAACCGGTCTGCCATTTTGAAACACTCTTATATTTGGACCTAGCCCCGAACCCATAACTTGTATATCTGGACCCATCCCTGATGCGCTGCTGCTCATAAAGGGCATACCAAATAAACTTGAAAATAATTCATCTACTGGATGCATGGTTTGACCCATGTGCATGTTTTGGCCCATGCTTTGACCCATGCTTTGACCCATGTTCATGTTCATCCCTTGACTCATCATCTTAAAAAACGGATTATTATGCGTCATATCATAATCCTGCTTCTTCTCCGGATTTCCTAGAACCTCATATGCTTCGCTAATCTTTTGAAATTTCTCCGTCGATTCTTGGCTATTTCCATTCTTATCCGGGTGATACATCATAGAAAGCCTTCTATACGATTTCTTAATCTCGTCCGCCGTTGCCGTTTCAGGAATATTCAATGCTTCATAAAAAGAACCAGCTTTTGAATTCATATATTAATATTATTTGAGATAAACTTAAATACTTATTAACTTATTAACTTATATATTTATATTAATTTATGAATACTCCGCTTTTTTTAAACAAATATCAACCAACCAGGTTCGCCGACTTTGAAACAGATAGTGAAATGATTGACATCCTGAATACACTCATCAATATCAATAATCTCAATATTCTATTCATCGGAGACATCGGGTGTGGCAAAACCGCGTTCCTCAATGCGGTCATTCGCGAATATTATATCGCGGCTTCAGCAATTGAAGACAATATTCTACACATTAATAGCCTAAAAGAGCAAGGCATTAATTACTACCGCAATGATGTCAAGACATTCTGTCAAACTTGCTCTTCCATTAAAGGCAAAAAGAAATTCGTGGTTCTCGACGATATCGACCTCATTAATGAACAAAGTCAGCAAGTTTTTCGCAATTGTATAGACAAATACAGCCACAATGTTCATTTTATATCTTCTTGTAGTAATTCTCAAAAAGTCATCGAGTCATTACAATCGCGGCTTATTATCATCAAAATTAAGCCGCTACAAAAGGAGAATTTGACGACCATTATGCGCAAAATAAAGGTCAATGAAAAAATAGTCATCGACGATGATGCGGAGCAATTTATAATCAATGTATGTAACAATACTGCTAAAATATTGATTAATTATATGGAAAAATTTAAGCTGTTAAATCACCCAATTACGCTCGAACTAGCTAATAATGTTTGTACTAATATTAGCTTTCATATCTTTAATGAATATACTCAACTGATTAAAACCAAGCAACTAACAAAGGCGATTCTCATTTTTTATAATTTATACGATAAAGGTTATTCAGTTATGGACATTCTTGACAATTATTTTCTTTTTGTTAAAATCAGCGACATGCTAACAGAGAAGCAAAAATATAATATAATCCCCATTATTTGTAAATACATTACAGTATTTCATAACATTCACGAAGATGAAATAGAACTTGCTTTATTTTCGAATAATATGTGCGCCAATATTGATAATAAATAAGCATTTCAAATAAGCATTTCATTTAGGTCAATCCAACAAATTTATTTACTAATCTATTATTTATATACCGTTATTATAAATAATATAATGAGTTCTCAAATATTTAAAAATACAGTTCCTACTGAACTTTTTAAGGCTTTAATAGAAAATAATGCCATCAAAACAGAGTCGTATTATATTATCAATAATAACGCCTATAAAAAAGGCATATTTAATGAAACCATTCCCGAGTTTATTAAAGTTTGTAAGCCATATTACCACATATCTAAACGCAAATATTTGGAACGGAAAATGAATTATAATTCATTCATTACCATTTTACGACAAATATGTAATTTCAATAAGATTACATATACATCTCAAATTAAATATGATAAATCAAAATATGACATCATATATCACATATTTTTTTGATTTTTCGTTTATTTTTGATTGATTGATTTTGATTGATTGGTTTTCATTGGTTTGGATTGATTTAATAAAAATTATACACACACTTCAACATGCGCAAATTTTCCTTGAATCTCTTTTTAGAAATATGGACAAAATCATATACCGCGATTTCGTATCTAATATCCATATTAGCCTCCATAAATTCATAATCGACTCCTTCCAAATCAAAAGGCATGTTATTGTAATTATACAATGTGAAACTGATATTCGCATTACCACCTACCACAAATTTGACGAATTTATACATATCCGTCCCCTTATCTGCTCTAAAAAAGAATGGTAAATTATCTACCCCGGTTCGGCGGCATTTACCATACACCACATACGACTCTTGCTCGATATCATAAGACACGAATAGTCTGCTTTTTACAGACCCATAATCGTCTTCATCTCTTTCTTCAATACATAAGGTTAAATAGCTATCAGTTTGCGACATCTTGCTTGGTTATATATATACTTGTATTGTATTTAAATTGTTTTATATTAATATTATAATATTTACTTAAACATATATTACAATATATTATTATTTATCCCAATGACTTCAAATAATAATATACGCGCTGGAATGGTCTCTCAAATATTCGCACATGATTCCACGAATGCTTCCACAAATTTTACAAATATCCTGAATTTTGCCACAGGAACTCAAGTATTTGATTTTGATACTGGTAATAATGGTAATAATGGTAATAATGGTAATAATGGTAATACTTGTACACTGAATTTGTCTCAAGATTATGATTCTTATATCCCACAAGCTCTCGTTATTAATTTATACCCCGGTCAAAATCAATTGTACCCGCATCTAAATATTTATAATGTATGTCGCCTTTTTCACAGGATGCGACTAGTTTTACAAGTTTCTGGTCAAACCATGTTACAATTATCGCTTTCTTTATTACATGAACTGAAACCGGCCGAGTTTCATGACGGTAAAATATATCTTAAAATCCCTTTCGAATCGCTGTTTAATCAAATAAATATGAATGAACTGTTTTTTTCCACTGTTTCCTTTGTTTTGTTAGATGCTTATGAAATTAGCAATTATGCTAATAGTTTTAGCTTGGTAACCAAAGTATATATACACAACCAAGTAGAACAATCTCGATTAAATAACAGAAACACCAGTCGCAGTTTCATCCAACAAATCAGCACACTGTCTGTATCCGCGACTGCGGCTAATAATAGGCGTAGCTTTCAGATTCAAACTAATTCATTATTTGGCTCCACTAAAGGATTATTGCTTCAATGTGCGGTTAGCGATTTACAGTCCATTAAATTTTATGTGAATAACAGTTTAAGGTTCGATTATGGTCGATATTTAATTTTAAATTCATGTGTCAGATTGTCAGATAACTTGCTTTACATACCTTTTACGGACCATACAGATTTTCTAGACAGAGGCACAAATACCTTTTCAGGAGCAATTAATTTAACACAGCTTCAAAGTTCTATACTGTGTCTTGAATTTTCAGCGGATCAGCCTCGGATAGTTGTACATAATGTATATTTTAACTATTTTCGGCAAACTAATGGACTTGCTGGATTAGCAATAGATTATAGCTCCACTTTTATTGAACAGACAACTCAGGAACACCCGATTCAACCGATTCAACCGATTCAATTTAATTCTAATATATTCGACATGTCTGGGAATTATGTTAATAATGCTATATTTTCAAATCCTAATTCCTCAACTAATTCCTCTGCTTCTTCGAATAGAAATAACAACATTCATAGAAATACTTCTGGTTCTACCTATGCGGAGGTAGCTTCTCAGGGTAGAAGCGAACATGGTAGAACAGAACATGGTAGAACAGAACATGGTAGAACAGAACATGGTAGAACAGAACATGGTAGAACAGAACATGGTAGAACAGGACCTAGTAATATCATTTATACAGAGAATTATATTAATAATATACCTGTAATTAATGTACCTGTAATTAACAGCGAATATACGATCCCAAATGGTATTATTGCACATCAATTGATTAATCCTGACCGCAATATATGCTACATTACGCACGAGGTTATCGAGGTGAATCAAAATTACATGACCTGTTCTGAATGTAATAATCATTTTATGGAAACCGCTATTAAACAATGGTTAAGACAACGTATTGGTAGTTTAAGAAATTGCCCTACTTGTCGAGAAGTTTGGACCAATTATACTGTGTATATTAATCAAAACGAGGTGGATTAATTTATAATTTGTAATTTATAATTTATTTATAATATAATTGATTTATTATATTATGAATTTAGTCAAGGATATGAATTTAGTCAAGGATATGAATTTAGTCAAGGAATCAAATAATACAAATAATACAAATAATACAAATAATACATGTAATTCCTGTTTTTATTCCAGCTTTGTCTTTGTAATCAATGTTATATTCGCCTGGCTTTATGGCTACTATTTATATGCTGGGCTATTTATGGCCCTTATAATTACCTCTTTATTCTATCATTCTTCTTACACATATGTAACAAATATTATCGATAAAATCGCCATTTTATGTATCGTGGGTTATGGCGGATACCTATTTTACAACAAACTGTTCCTAGCGGAACTAACTGTGAAACAATATATCTTATCCACCGCAATTATATTTACCTTTCTTTTAACCATTTTTATGTATTATTATGGCTATTTACACAGCTGTCTCTGCTTTTCAGACGACATTCAGCAGGCAAATTGGTTTCATTCTGGCATGCACTGCGTCAGTTGCTTCGGACATTGCTGCATTGTGGTTCTTTAAGTTGTTTTACAATATATATTAAATTGATTGGCTTTTATGCTCTCATGTGTTACAAATTCGTCTCTAAAATAGGTGACCATATATCATGCGGTTTCTAAATTTAGTTCCATTTCCTTATGGTGTGTCTATACAATTCTGAACTTCTGAACTGTACTGTTCTAAATTGGGAAAAGGTTTTTCGATTTTGGACATTTATAAATGTCCATTTTTGAAAACCCGAAGGAAGCTTTGGATAAACACATTTTTTTTCAGTTTGTGAGCATAATGCTCTAAAATTTTATTTTCCGCCAAAAAAACTGTGAGCATACTTTTTTTCGAAATTTGCTAAAAAGGGTCGTTTTTTTGGACATTTTTAAATATTAAGCAAATATAACAACGAATGGCAACTAAAAACAACGCTCCGATTTTGCCCCGTTTTTTTTGCGAAAAATGTGACTACAGAACCAGTAAGAAAAGCAGTTACGATATTCATATCTTAAGCATTAAGCATAATGCGACAACGCCGTTGTTGCTCGCAAATAAAAAATATAATTGCCCAACTTGTTCCAAAATATTTAATGATAGAGCGGGTCTATGGAGACATGGAAAAAAAACATGTGAATCCGTTGAACCACCAGAAATCTCGCAAAACGACCCGGCTCACCTCACCAATTTAATAATGAAACTAATCGACCAAAATCAAGAACAGGGTAAACAAATTGTAGAATTGTCTAAAAATTCGCAAACAAATATCATTAACAATAATGTCAATAATACAAATAACAATACTAGCTTCAATTTGAATGTCTATTTGAACGACACATGTAAGGACGCGCTTAATATAAATGAATTTGTAGATTCCCTTGTATTAAGTGTAAAAGATTTAGAAGAAACGGTGAGAGTTGGCTACGCTAACGGTATTTCCAAAATATTCATCAACGGCTTGCAAAAACTGGATGTATGTAAACGCCCGCTTCACTGCAGCGATGTGAAACGCAACACTTTGTATGTCAAAAATGCGAATGAATGGATTAAAGAAACAGAAGATAAACCGCTTTTAACAAAAGCAATAAAACAAGTGGCCAAGAAAAATATTCAGAATATATTCGAATGGCAAAAGCGCAATCCAGAATACAGAGACCCGGAATCGAAACAAAATGATCGATATAATAAACTAATTTGCGAGACCATGTCGGGCAGCAGCACAGAAGAACAGCTGAAAAACTACGAGAAAATCGTCAGCAATGTGGTGAAAGAAGTTGTGATTGATAAATAAATAAATCTAATATGAACTGTAATAATCAGCAATGCTTTTTATAGATATAAATTGCGCGAATGATACACATACATGAAACATCATATGATATTTCCACCATAAATCTGAATTACCATGTTTATTTGACATGTAATAACAATATATTATTCCGACTAATGCGCCGTAACCAGAGAACATATATGGCAATTCTGTTATATATATTACCCCATTTATAGTAAAAATAGTAAATGATATTTTAGCCATAATACAATCTATGCTTCTTCTGTAAGAATAGGTCGCGTCTCTCCAAAAATTTACACTAAACACGCTTGTCAATAGCGCGACTGTTGCTAGGAAATATCGTCCGCACAAGTAGCCATATACACTCGGAATCAAAAAAAGGCATGATGAACATGCTACCCATCTCGTTTGCTTATAAGGTGCGACATATCTTGTTGGATCTATCGTGGAAATATCCAATACATTTTTAATTATGGCTGCAAAATGGATCGTATTGTTTACTGATGACATGTTGATATTACTAATAATTGTAATTTATCTTTAAATGTATTTACAATTCTAATTGCTTCTAATTGCTTCTAATTGCTTCTAATTGCTTCTAATTTGCTTCTAATTGCTTCTAATTGCTTCTAATTTGATTACATGCTATATATTATTAGCATCTGAGAACACACGCTAAAAAAATGAAACAATACATGATATTTCCACCAACAAGAATCCATCTCGTTTATTTGTATACTTTTATTACAATACTTATCCGACATGTAAAAACAGTATACAAATAAACTTGAACAGATTAGTTCAGCTGTTATAAATACCACATCAGTTGCGAATAAAACCCCGTTTACCAAACAAATCACAAATGCGGCTTTGGCGGTAAAATGGTCGGCGATTCGTCTCCAAGAATATGTCGGGTTTCGCCAATGATTCACACTCACCGTTCCCGCAACAAAAAGCGCACCAGACATTATATACTGTTCCTTTGTAAAAGCATAAACGCTAGGGCAAAAAAATAAAAGGGAGGAGCATGTTATGTATTTTGCGTGTTCTAATGGCGCGACCGGTGTATAATCTATTACAAACATATAATATTATTAATAATAATATATTATTAATATTTAAAAGTTAAAAGTTAAAAAGAATCGAATTAAAAATTTGTTAAAATGAATTATATTATATAAAGAATCGAATTAAAAATTTGTTAAAATGAATTATATTATATTATATTATAATTCATGTCGACTGGGAATACAAAGTATGGTGATGGTGCTTTGCAAAATAATTCAACTGTTGATGGAAATAGCTCCGCATTTGGTATTGGCGCTTTACATGACAGCACAGACAAATGGAATACCGCGGTCGGAGCGTACGCAGGATATGCTACTACATCTGGAATTGCTAATACTAGTTTAGGAACAAATGCGCTTTTACAAAATACGACTGCAAGCTACAACACAGCTTTAGGCACTGCGGCGATGTGTTTTAATATAACTGGGGAAAAGAACACGGCGGTCGGGTCAAATGCGCTGGAGAATAATACTAATTCAGCGAATACCGCAGTTGGTTACCTCTCGTTATATCATAACACCAGTGGAAATCAAAATACCGCAGTTGGTGTGAATTCGTTATTAAGTAGCACAACCGCCATCGCAAACGTGGCGATTGGTAGTGACGCGTTAATATATAATACGACTGGGAGGGACAACACGGCGGTTGGAACAAACTCGTTATTTGGCAAATCTGGTTTTTCGTCAGGGAATTCTAATGTTGCCGTTGGAACAAACGCATTATTCAATAATCAAGAAAATTATAATGTTGCGGTTGGTCGGGACGCATCGAATTATAACACCACTGGAACCAGCAACGTGTCGGTTGGCTATCAGGCGTTATTTTCAGGTACAACTGGTTCACTTAATACCGCTGTTGGGTTTAGTGCTTTGTACTCAAATATCGATGGAATCAAAAACACCGCTGTCGGAGCAGATGCGTTAAGAAATAACCTGACTGGCCTTCAAAGCACCGCAGTTGGGTATCAGGCTTTATATAATTGTAATAATAGCGATAATACAGCGCTAGGACATGGGGCCGGTGCCGACTTAACAACAGGCACCAATGTTACATGTATTGGATTCAACGCTCAGCCGAGTGCTGCCACTGTGAGCAATGAAATCACTTTAGGAGATTTATCTATCGCTACGCTTAGATGCCAGGTAACTAGTATTACAGCTTTAAGTGACGCCAGAGATAAAAAGGATATCGTAGAGTTAAATGCTGGTCTAGATTTCGTTCAGAAGTTGAAACCGGTTTCTTTCACTTGGAATATGAGAGATGGTGGCAAGGTGGATATTCCAGACACGGGATTTATCGCGCAAGATTTAAAACAGATTCAAGTAGATACAGGTATTACCATCCCAGGCCTAGTCTATGAAGCGAATCCAGAAAGAATAGAAGCATCTTATGGCAAGTTGTTGCCCATCTTGGTGAAGGCGATTCAGGATTTAAAGAAGGAGGTGGATGAATTGAAAGCCCGAGGAAAATTCTGAGAAAATTCTAAGGCACATAATTGGCTTCTGTCACCAGTTGCTGAATCCGGAACCGTGTGAATAAACAAAGGGCACAATAAATACATAAAAATCCATCATTGTGTTTCGCATTATTTATAAATGAGATTTATCAAATTTCATTTATATTATATTTATATTTCGGATTAAAATTTGTCATCATTAAAATTTGTCATCATATCTAATGCGGTTTCCGTTAAACTAGTTTTACACATTTTTAAGGAAGATTTCCAGGATTTTTTGCGCGAGGCACATCATTACCGAGATTCTGCGGCATAACCGACCAAACATTCAGTGTATGAGAATTTGAATTTATCGGAACCTTCCAAAAGCTAATCCAGTCTGGTTTTCCTTCAAGCGGTTCAATAATTCCCATCTTCGAGTCCGGCGCCATCGCCAGAACAATATACTTTGCCAATATAAAGTTGCCTTGGAAAATCTGTTGAGGCGACATGCGAGCAAACCACTCGAACTTTACGCGCTTCAAAATCTTGTCTGCCGGGATCCAAATTCCATACATTCTCGGATAAAAATGAATATAATCTTCGCTGAGCAATGTGTCGACGGTTACGGGCGCCTCGTCCACCGTCTTGGTTCCCACATCGGTGCCAGGTATTAAGCGCATGCGTTTCGCAGTTATTTTCTTGTTACACCATCTGTCGAAATCCCCCAGGAATTCCGTTTGCGCCGTATAGTCGTCAGATATTTGGCGCTGTATGAATTCGATATACTCCGACAAAATACGGCTGTTTTTCTTGGCGCCAAAGAAACGCGCATCCGGACAAAACATATCCGTCGTCGAAGTAATATTCATACAAACATTCTCGCATACAAACATGGTGTCGCCATTGGTCCCCTTCTCGTAAAGCCCGACCAAATCCTTACAGCATAGAAACGAAATCGGCACACAGACGCCCCCGTAAGCGTAGAGCAATTTGGCCAACGCTAGTTGCCTTATATTAGATAGAATTGGATCGGCGACAAGAGTCAAATCAATATTCCAATCCGGAATCAAATTCGCAAACGATTTGTCGTCAATTATACATATGTGAAACGATTGGTCGCAGTTCTTAATAATGCTTCTAACGGTTAAATAAAGGTAAGGCTGGTTTACTTCAAAAGAACTTCGCGAACCGAAACTGAGCCAATCTCGCGAGTTATATTCGTGAGGCACATGAATCCATAAAATCGGCTTTTTACTCTTAGCTAAAGACGACTCGTTCAACAAATATTTGCGTATTTCCGAAGAATTATCTTCAGGAACCAATAAAGACTGTTTCTCACAGAACTTCTGATAAAGTATTCCTAATGCGATAATAATTATGGCCAAAATAATATAATTAGCAACTAACATATATTATATTATTATAAAAATTTGTTAACCATATAAAGTAAAAGTATCATATATAATTATTGAAAACTAGTTAAAACCGGTTTGGATGAATTCGGTTCGCTCTTCGATCGTAAATAAACCCCAAAACATATTTGCCACCGCTTTCGACCCCATTTTAGAATTATAGAAAAACCAACTTGTATTTTTACAAAATAGTCGTCCAATAATATCCTGCAGTTTTGGCTGCGGACCTAGGATAATTGGATGATCAGAGTTCGCATATCTTATCATATCATTTTCTAACCAGCTTATATATTCCCCTGGTTCCAAGACATGCCAATAGTTATAATATTGTTCTAATATTTGTTTCATCGAGCTTGTATAACTTTTTATATCCTCTAACAAAAGGTTCGACTGCGGCTCCCAAGTGTATCGCAATATGATTTGAATCAATTCCATTGGCAAACCCTTTTTATAATGTAAATCTTGCACTACGAGGTCCATTTGTTAGTTATATATCATTTGTTAGTTATATATCATTTGTTAGTTCTATATTATTGTTAATATATAAAACAATATTAATATTAATGGATTCAAATAATTTACATTTTTTACCATATACAGCAACATCCATATCTATTATTGGTAGATTTATTTCATGTTTCTGTTATATAGAAATAAAAGCGTTAATAGTTTATCTTTATTATTTTGTATTTTTATATAGAAATAAAAGCGTTAATAGTTTATCTTTATTATTTTGTATTTTAAGCATTTCTTCCTCTTCAATGTGGTTATATTATAGCATACAAACTCAAGATACTCCTATGATTACCAGGTCTTCAACCGAAATTTGTTTGCTAAGCATTTCTGGTATTTATATAATTAAAAATAAAATAGAATCTTGTAACCAAATACTACCTATCCAAATATCATAACTAATAACTTATATCATATACAACTTATCGTTTTATCTGTCGCAAATCCGAGAAAAAAGAAGAACTATTTTGTTTTGATCTTTCCGATTGTTGCGCGTATTTATACGCCAGAGCCGCGGATTGTTTATCCAAATGTTGCTCTTGTTGAAGCAACATGCGCTCCGACTCCTGTTTAGAAAGCGGATTTGTATCTATATTATCTCGCGATGCTTTGTATTCACTTAGCGATTTATATTTTGGCACGCGGTCATAGTCGTCCTGTGTAACCGGTATCACGCTTTCTACATGCGCTTGCCGCAAATCCATGTAACTCAGGCCGCCCTCGGAACCGGTAAAATTGTCTGATTGGTCGCCTAGCAATGAGCCACTAAATGATGAGAAACTGTCGTTAATGCCCTGATAGGTCGTAAGCGACTGTATTTGCTTCTTTTGTTTTTCAAAAGCATCATTCATGTTCGCCTTTGTTATATTGTCGTTTACAGAGTATAGACCTTCATCCGACTTGAGCCAATCACCGTAACCTTTGTTACCGATATCGTCTTCTAAACCGTGCTTTTCGAACTTGTCGTTGAACCAACTATTGAAGTTTTTCGGGTCCTTTAAGCCTTTATTTTGTTCAAACATATTATTCAAAACGGACTTGTTGCTCTCGTCGTAGAATTCGTTGTCGCTTGTCGTCGGGCGTTTATTTAGCGACTTGTTCTGGAATTCGAATATAGAAAAGACGCGCTTGTATGCTGCGGAAAAGAAACGGAAATATTTCGCATCTAGTTGCGATTTATCTGGGTGCATCTTGTAAACAATCTGTTTCGCGTTTTTTAGCGATTGTTCGCTGAGCTGCTGAGCCGGGATATTGAAGAGCTTATATAAGTCTTCTAGCGAATAGTGTTCCAAGTCTAGATCCAGATTGCTGAGCGATGTTTCGTAAAAATTGACGGGTGTTCTGACGGTAGATGGTCTGAATATATTGACCGGTTGCTCTCGGTCATTTAAACCTTGAACTCGGTTATTTAAACCTTGATCTCGGTTATTTAAACCTTGATCTCGGATTTTTATCCCAGCTTTCGAACAAGCGCTTCCATTTTGACTTCCATTTTTGTAATTCATATTGTATTATTATACAAAATGAATATATATTTAAATGCTTTTTTTTAAGAACTATGTTTGAATAAGAACTATGTTTGAATAAGAACTATGTTTGAAAACTATGTTCATGACTATGCCCATCATCCATATAAATGCGATACACTACAGGCAATGGAACATCGTATACTGGTTTCAAAATATGCTGTTGCTCTAATACAAACTCCTTTAAAGTAGTGCTGCTATTAAAAGGAATAATAATCCTTTGCTCATCAGGTCCAATAATATATAGCGATACCAAATTTTGACAGCCAAAATGCTTTGCCACTTGGAAATATAAATCCATAATCTTGTCTTCCTTGTATGCGAAGACAAGGCTACTATAATTACAGCACTTTGTTAGCTCAAAGGTGAACATTCTGCTCGGAATCTCCTTCAAATGATTGGCTACAAGTTCGTTGTATTTGGCGTCTTGTTCGTCTAAATTCATTCTATTACTTAATATTACATTCCCTTTGGAAAAAGTCTTTAAGTAGGTTTAACTATATATATTATCGTTGTAAGCCTAATGATTTTAAATGTAGCCCAGAGCGCCTAAAGAACTTGTCCAGTTCCGCCGGATCCGCGCCCGTAACGGAGTCATCTGGGAAGAAATTGGTGTTGCCTTTTTTGTATAGCAGGATCACCGGGATTCCATTCACCATCTTCTTGCTCTTTAAATACGAATATAAATCCGAACATTCGTCGACATCAATGTCGCAGCATAATACATTGTCGGGGCTGGAGGCAAAAAATCCGTCTAAAACCGGCTTAATTCGCTTACATGGTCCACACCAGGTGGCGCCCAATTTGACAATAATTAGACCAGGATTGTTCTCTAGGAGCCTTAAAAAATCAAATCTGCTGTTAAAATGCGTGATTATCGTCTTTTGTTCCGTTCTTACTTGTGTCATTA